CCGTGGCAAAGACGGCGCGATCGTCAAAAGCCTGCTCAAGACATTCGGCCTCGAATCGCTCAAGGAACTTGCCACCGAATTCATGCTCACGCAGGACGAATTCTTGGATAAGGCTGGCTACACTATCGGCACTTTCGCAATGCGAGTCAACGCTATCGCCGCCCGATTGGGAATCGCTCGAAAGGAGGCTGAATGATGACCTGGAAGGAATTTGAACGACCTCTCAAGAAACTTCAAGCCGAGTTCGGAAAGTATCCTGACGAGCAGCGCAAATTTCTGTGGGCGTCCTGGAAGGCTCGCGATCCGGGTCTCTGGGCCAACACAGTCGAAATGGCTCGCCGTGAATTCGACAGCCGTCCTGGTGCGGAACAACTCGAAGAACTATCGCAAAAGGCGCAAAGCCGTGTCGTTCAAGAACCCGAGTGGGACCCGGTGAAACGCGAATGGCGATACGTCTGCCATCTCTGCCGGGATACCGGCCTGCAACTTCACATCGGTTATTCCGAACAACTGAATCGCTGGTACGAAACCCAGATCCCCTGTGATCAATGCGCCAAAGGAGAAGAATTCCAACGCAACGCGCCACGCGAAAAGAAACGCGCGCCTTTCCATGATCTGACCGATCTCCAACGAGTTCCTTGGGAGACTGAGTCGACGAAAAATCAAGTCTATGCGAAGATGCTCGAAGAGTTCATCGAAGAAGGAAAATCGCAATGAACCTCGATGATCCAAAAAATTGGCTTGCACAGCTCGTCAAAGCAAATTGCCAGCTCGAAATTTTGCTCAAGCTGCCCCACGAGCTTGATTCTGGCACCCCGATTTACTGGTATCCTTTTGCTCCTAGGGTGTTCGCGGGGTTCGCGCTCGAGCCCAAGCAAGCTGAAGCAGTTGCTTCACAAGAACGTCATACTGCCTGGGCCTATGCGAGCCTCTTCGCCTTTGACGACGGCAATTGGTTCTACGTCTTTAGAGCCATGTTTGAACCGCAAGAATTGGTCTTGCTCGCGCACGCTCCCATTGAGCGAGTTGAATTCATCGAAAGGCCCCAAGAAATTTGGCAACGAGCCGCAGTTTGCGCCGTTTGCGATGAATGCAAGATCGAGCCGCAAATCCAAGTCTTTTACAAGGACGCCGATCCCGTTTGCATTCATGCCGAATGCTTCACCAAACTTCTAGGGCCTCTGCGCAAGCCGCTCAGGTTCGTCAAACACGGCATTGTTGGCGAAGGCCGACATGGAGATAGCGAGGTGGAAGAATGAACAGATCAAAACTCGGCAAGAGCAATCGTCGAAAGGGTCATGACTGGGAAAGGGAAGTTTGCCGCAAGCTGCGCCAAATTGACCCCACTGCGCGTCGCAATCTTGCTGAACGGCAACACGGCCGTGACATCAGGCTTGCTTTGCCCTTCTGCATCTCTTGTCGCTGTGGCCCTCGGCCCGCAGTGCTCGAACTGCTCAAGGAAGCGAGCAAAGATGCGCGTGAGGGCGAAATGATCGCCGCTTGCCTTCGATTCGATAGGCAAGCAAAAATTGTTGCCATGCCGTTCGATGATTGGCTCAACCTTGTCCGCGAGTGGCACTCGGTTCTCGCCTCCAATGCTGTTGGCACCATTCGTGACGAAGTCATACGCGAATTGCTCCAAGTTTTTCGAAAAATTCGCAAGGAAGGCCCGTCCGATGGCCAAGAAAAAGCTTCGACGCAGCGACAAACACGATGATTGGGTTCGGCAAGTCGTCCAGGTTTTGCGAGCTTTCGACACCTCTTGTCGTCGAGCTCCTTCGCAGCGCGCGCGTGACCTCGTGACGCGCCTGCCTCTGTGCATCGCTTGCAAAGCCGGCAAGTCGCCGTCTATCCTCGAAACAATTGAGTCGGCCTGCCGCGATGCCGAGAAACACGAAGTCCCTGTTGCTCTCCTGCAGTTCGAGGATCGCAGCGAAATCGCAGCAATGCTGCTCACCGATTGGCTGCGCCTCGCCGGCCCTTTCTTACGAGAAGCGCTATGCCGAAAAGCGAAACGTACCCGTTCACTTGCCCGCAGTGCAAGCGTGGCATCAACCAGCGGATGATTCGCTTCTGCATTCGCTGCGAGCGACCGATCTGCGAACGTTGCTATTTGCGCGGCAACAAAATCTGCAAGCGATGCCGTCGCCTTTCGAAACCTGCCTAGCTCGATTTTCAAAACCTTCTACCTTGACAAGCAAGCGTCTCGTTCGTATAATCCCTACGATTCGAATCGAATCGCGCTCAGCGTTAATAAAGCTATTTAATTATCTCTGAAGTCTCGCTTCCGTTAATCGATCGATTCGAATCGATCGTTAATCGAATCGATCGATGATCGATCGTCGATCTCAAAACGAGGATCGCTACTCGTGCAATCGATAACACCCTCGCTTGTTCTTCCGTCCCTTTGCGCTCAAACAGTCGCAACTTCATCGAGTGAGGAAGCGAACGATTCGACCTCGATCTCGCAATCTCGAGCCCAAGCAAAAAATCAAAATTCTGATTCGCTTGTCGCTTGCCTCGGTCGATGTATCGCAACAACGATTCGAGGCAATCGTTGCACGCGATACCGCCTGAGGGGTTCGCAATATTGTCGCGTCCACGATCCAACAAAGCCGCGAAAGCATCGTGGGATTCTCAAATCTCGAATCTCGACGAAAGAGGACATCGAGCGTCTTATCGCCGAGACGATCCGAAAGATCGAACTTGGCAAACTCGAGCCTCGACAAGCGACTGCGATAATCTACGCGGCTAATGCGGCAATGCGATTGCTTGGCATCGGACAAAAGTTGAAGCTCGAGCAGCAAGACGAACTCGAATTCGAAATCGCTTACGGAGATTCGTCGTGAGACGCCTCAGAATCGACGACATCGCACGATCTCGAAACGATGCGAGCAAATCATCGCGCGATCCTCGATCCTCGCGATCTCGTCGAGCTTGGTGCGAAATCCTCGCAGCGATCAAACGAGCGAGTCAAAAGCGGCGAGCGAAACGAGACGAGCAAACGCGCGAACGAATGCAGGCCTCGCGCTCGAAATCTTCGAGAGAGAGCAGCGCTGCAATTTTGCGAATCTGGGGCGGGGTAGGGGCGGCTGTCGCGCGGCTAGCTCTGTTGCTGCTTCGATTTATACGCGCATTGGTGAATCGACAATGGCGCAAAAACGAACTCTTAGGCTAGATTTTGTTCCGCACAAGGGGCAGAAGCAGTTTTTACAGAGCAAGGCACGTTTTCGAATCTTGGTTGCGGGCACGCGAGCGGGCAAGACGACGGTTGGCTCGCTAGAGGCTTTTCGGCATGCGTTGAGCGGGCCTGGTTTTGGTTGGGTAGTCGCTCCAACTTACGGAGTCCTCCGGGTTGCCGAACGAGCTTGGCGTGAATGGTTACAGGGTCGAGATTCGCTAGTGAAGAAACGCCACGTTGCAGATCGCAGTTACGAAATGATTACTGGCGCGCTTGTCGAATTCAAATCGGCCGAGTGGCCGGATGTTTTGCGCGGCCCTGGCCTCGATTGGCTCTGGATCGACGAGGCTGCGTATGTCAAGCGCGAGGCTTGGGAGATTTTGCGAACGCGCTTGACCGATACTCGAGGCCGTTGTTGGATTACAACGACGCCTCGTGGCAAGAATTGGGTTTATGACTTGTTTCTGAAGGGCAAGTCTCGACGATTTCCTGAATATCAGAGCTTTCACTTTGGGACCAAGTTGAATCCTAAGGTGTCAGCTGGCGAGTTGCTTGATCTGAAGCGCGAATTGCCGCCAGAGTTTTACAGGCAGGAATACGAAGCGCAGTTTCTCGACGATCGCGCTTCGGTGTTCATGTCGCCTGAGTCGTGCATAAGCGGCGCAATCCCGCAGACGTCGCGTGATGTCGAAAAGACCATTATGGGCGTTGATCTTGCGAAGCGCAAAGATTATACGGTGTTGGTTGTGATGGATCACGAGGGCCGAGTTCGACACTTCGATCGGTTCACGCGAATGGATTGGCCTTCGCAGAAAGCCAGGATTTCGGCCAAAGCGCGCGAGTGGAAGTCGCAGATCGTTGTAGACGCGACAGGCTTTGGCGATTCAATCGTCGACGATCTAAGGCTCGAAGGGCTTGACGTCGAAGGCGTGTATCTGGTCGACAAAAAGAAGCGGCAAGTGATCCAGAACCTGCAGATCGCGATCGAGAAGGGCGCAATTTCCTATCCGAGAATTCCTGTGCTTCTTGACGAAATGCGAATGTACACCTGCACGATGACGCCGTCAGGGAATCCGAAGTATTCGGCGCCGCCTGGCTATCATGATGATTGTGTGATAGCTTTGGCGTTGGCGAATTGGGGCCGCTCGCATAAATTCGCGGCCGCACAGCTGGCCGAAGCTGCAAGTGAAGGCGGGCTGAAGCGAGAACCGCTTACGGCTTGGCGTCGATCGCGGCTCTGGACAATCGCAGGATAAGACAATGGTCGAGCAACGAGAGGTGACACAAATTGGTGTACGTTATCGCGACGCGGTCGAATGGACTGATGAACGCGATCTCGTTTTCCGCTGTCCGTTTTGCCAAGCCGAAGTGCTTGGCCTAGCTTGCGCGTGCGGTGCGCGCTTGCATTTGATTGCCATGCGCGAGATAAGGTAAAGGAGGCTGGCAATGGCTATTCCTGGTGCTGGCGCTGATCCCGATCCAGATGCATGGAAATGGCGCAGGCTGACTGCTGAGAAGCGCGATTTGATGCCGCTCACCCAAGAGCGTCAGCTTGAATTGGCTTACTGGCTCTATCGAACGAACCCGCAAGCTTACCGAATCGTCGAGCTTACCAAAGACTTCGTAGTCGGCGAAGGCATCAAGTATAAGGCCGTTTCGCCAGAAATTCAAGCCGTACTCGATAAGCATTGGAATGACCCTGTCAATGCTTGGGATCTCAAGCAGCACAAACGAGCGCTTGAACTCGGCCTCTATGGCGAACAAGTTTATCCCGTCTTTGTGCGCGAGCATGACGGTCGAGTGCGTTTAGGCTCAATCGATCCTGCGTTCATTTCCGAGGTGAAACTTGACGAAGAAAATGCTGAAATCGTAAAAACAATTCGACTGAAGGAAATGCCGAAATACCCGCTTGGCAAGCGGGAACTCGAGGTAATCCACGTCGATGAAGACCCGAAGTCCAAGACGTACGGGCGCTTGGTCGGCGATTGCTTTTTCTTTGCTGTCAACCGAGTCACCCACGCAACGCGTGGCACCAGTGACCTCGCGCCTCTGATAGATTGGATCGATGGCTTCGATCAATTCCTCTTCAATCGGCTCGATCGCTCGCTCTTTGCCACCAATTTTATCTGGGACGTGACTTTAGAGGGCGCGTCGCAATCTGAAATTGACGAATTCTTGAAGCGATGGCCCAAAATGAAGCCTGGCATGGTGCGCGCGCATAACGAAAAGGTTTCGTATAAAATTGTCGCGCCGAATCTCGAAGCGCGAGATGCGAGCGAGGAGGCCAAACTTATAAAACATCAAATCGTGGCCGGCGCAGGTTTGCCCTCACATTGGTTAGGCGAAGCAGGCGACGCCAATCGCGCGACCGCCGCCGAAATGGGTATCCCAGCCACGAAACGACTCAAAGCGCGACAGCGGTATTTTCGGTACATGATTGAGCACATTTTCAATTTTGTGATTGATCAAGCAATTATTGCGCGTCCTGAACTAGCTAAAGTTGATCGTTCCTATGAAGTCATCATGCCGCAAATTTGGGCGCTTGATGTGCAGCGTGTGACCGCCTCGATGTCGCAAGGTGCTTCAGCTTTGCTCGTTGCAGAGCAACAGGAATGGATCACGAGCGAGCAAGCTGCTGAGATTTTTGCCTTGTTGGTTTCTCAGCTAGGCTGGGAAATGAAACCCGGCCGACCATCGGGCGAAAAGCCGCGCGAGCAGAAAGAAGTCGAAGAACATTACGAATTTTTGCGTTCCCGCTTGGAGGGCGATAACGGCGATGGCCGTGCCAAAGGCCGAGATTTATTCGCGGAAGATGAGGCGCTTGATGCGCGCGCTTGACCGCGAAAGCGAGAAGGCCGTCCGTGCTTCTCTCCGCTTACTTGATGAGACCCGCGCTCGCCTTTCCCGGCAGCTGACCGAATTGGGCGAGCGCGGCTGGGCGGCCTTCTGGCTTCCGCGGTATACTGCGATGGTCGATGAACTGATCGGCGATTTCCGAGATCGGTTGACCGCCGAGGTTGCTGAGAGGCAAGCAGATACTTGGTCGCGTGGGATCCGTGCGGCGGAAGAACCGCTAGAGGCGATTGGGGCGCCCCGTTTCGTCCTGCCCGATCTTTCGCCAAGGCAACTGGTCATAGCGCAAGCCTACAGCGCCGAGCTCATTCGCGGTATCACCGACGATGCGCGCAACAAGATCAATACGATCCTGCGTCGTGCGATACTCGCTGAAGAGCCGCGAATGAAAACCTTTGCTGAGATTCGTGACGTCTTGTCTACGCGAAAGAAGATGCTGCGTGGAAAGCGCCGGCGCCATGACGTCGCTTATAAGGCGGAACTCGTGACCCGCACTGAGGTGAATCGTGCCTATTCGCTCGGCCATCATGGCCGTCAAGAGCAAATCGCGGAAAAAATCCCGGGCATCAAGAAAATATGGTGCGCCGTCTTGGATCATCGAACGCGAGAAGGTCACGCCCTTGCCCATAGCCATTATCATGCGAACCCGATCCCGATGCGCCAGAAGTTCAGAGTCGGCCTGAGGGAACCCATGGATTTTCCGCACGATCCCGCAGGCCATGCCTCTGACATCTGCAATTGCCGATGTTGGGTCGAACAGTTCCATCCGGACTGGGATGCTGCGATCGAGCGCCTTGCTAAAGAGCATGCGGGCGTCGTCTAGACGTAAGGTGAGGAGCTCTCGATGAGGCTTGAGTTTTTGGGCACGCGCGGCGAGATTAAGGAGACTTCGCCAAGACATCGAATGCACTCTGCTCTTGTTATCGAAACACGGGGCAAGAGAATTCTGTGTGATTTCGGCGAGTCTTGGGCTGAGGCTGACTTGCCGAAATGTGATTATATCTGGTTATCGCACGCCCACCCTGATCATGTCGGCGGCCTCAAAGGTCGCGAATTGCGCCAGCCAATTTTCATGTCGAAAGCCACCGACGGAGCCCTTTCACATGAGGAATTTCCGTTCGAGGATCGCCGCGTTGTCGAGGGCGACTTTCGTTTTGGCACTATTCGCGCACGCGAGGTTTTCGTTCACCATTCGATTAAAGCCCCGGCATCGGGCCTTGTATTGTCGACCGAAATCGGCAAAGTGCTTTATTTCCCGGACGTCCTCTCGATCCCCAACCGCGACCAAGTTATGGCGAACGCTCAAATCTACATCGGGGATGGGGCATCAATCGCGCGCGATCTTGTGCGTCGCAAGAATGCCCGAGTATACGGTCATGCCTCGATGAGAACACAGATCGGCTGGTGCGAGGATGCAAGCGTGCCACTAACGATTTTTACCCATTTCGGAAAAGAGGCCGTCGAGATGGGCGATCGTGCTTTGCGAACGCAACTCGTCAAATTCGCCGAAAAGACGCGCGTGCAAATCGCCTGGGACGGACGCGAATTCGAATTCACCAAGAGTTTGCGCGAGCAAGAAGAAATTTTTGCGATCGCGCCTCCGATGTTAGCCGATCTTTCTAACGAAGAAATCGAAAAATTGCATGACGCGATTCATCAATTTTGGGATGCGTTCCTTAGCGGTTTCGTCAAAGCAAATCGCGAAGAAATCGTCAACCGTCATCTGTTTCTGGTGGTCGAAATGCAAAAGCGCAAAATCCCCCACGAGGTTGTCGATGATCTCGATAGGGAAACGCAGGCCCTTCGAGCCAGCGTCAATTACGACTTGGAACGGGCGCAAGCGCTTTTTGAAGCCGCTGAAAATTTCGTGTACGTTCCCGATTTTGTCTCGGTAAGCGGCGGCTTCATTTATCATGCGCCTGAGCGCGAACCAGCCGACATCGACATCGTGCTGAAGGCTTATCATCGTGATCCCAATGTCGAACTTAAGTTACAGCGTGAAATCCTCAAAACTACAGAGCTAGAACCGCATTGGGTATATGAACCCCGAGGTCCGAATTGGGATCACATGCCGCTTTACGATCTTGTCTTGGTGAAAAAACAGAATTTCGAGATCCGAAAGGTCGAAGATTCGCAAGAATTCAAAGACAAATTCTACGATATCCAATCGGCCGTCATGCCGGAAGCGCGTCATGCCTTAATCCTCGTGGCGCCTCATCCTGAAATGATCGTCGAAGGCCGTAAGAAAATGATCGTAAAGTCGGAACCGTTCAAACTCGATGAGCCATACTATTTGGTCGAACGCGATATCGTCTACGGCGTAATAGAACTTGAAGAGCCCTTCGAGATCGATCTTGCTGATTTCGAGCGCTTGCGCGACGAGCATCAAATCACTGAAGCGGAGCGAATGGCTTGGTGGCCTGATGCCGAAATCCTTTATGCCTATCGCATCAAGCGATTTGTGCCTTTTGTCGAGCGACGTCGTTTCAAACGAAAGCGTGGACCTCAAGTAATTCAACGCGACATTGAATTCGTCGAATCGGCTTCGCCAAGAGGTATAACCGCTGGCAAAGCGTTTGTGCCGCCAAAGGCTGCGAAAGGTTACCGTGCAGGCGAATTTCGCGAAATCGATGAACTCTACGAATTCTGGGCGCGGGGCTATTTTGAAAAAAACATTCCGATTGCGGTAGAAGTCAAGTACGATTGCTGAGGTGCTTCCATGGGCGTTAGAATGGTAATGCACAAGCGGGGCGATCGAGTCTGGATTTACACCGAAGATAAGCGACGTGATCGCGCTGATATCCTGGTCGATGTCGCGGCGGAGCTTCGCAACCTTCCAGTCGATTCCGTCATTTTGGATTGCGAAATGGTCTGGTGGAAGAAGGGAAAACCGATCCCTAGACGCGAAATGATGGCGATGGTTGTGGGCAAAGACGTCATTCGCGGCGAGGATATCCGGGCTAATATCTTTGATTGCCCTTTCTTCGAGGGCAAGGACTTGAGCGGCGAGGCTTGGGAAACGCGTCAAGAAGCATTGAAAAAAGCTTTGCCGCGCGACCTTACGCACCTCAAGCGTGTTCGTCCTATTATTGTCGACAACAAAAAGGAATTGCTAGCTGCAATCGAGAAGTGCGCGAAATATCCTGGCTCGGAAGGAGCGATGCTGAAGATCGTTCGCGGGCCAGGAAGCGATTATGACGTCGAAGGTCGGATGCTGGGCTGGGCAAAATTCAAAATCGTTGCGGAGTGTTCGGTTCAAATTATTGGTCGCTATCGCAAACCGGAGGCGTGGGTCAACGTGCCGAAATACGGCAAAGCACCTACCAAACCGCTTTCAGGCGACGAGGCTTTTGAGGCATGGAAAGATTTAAGCAAGGCATCGCGCACTTGGATTTATCGCGTCGCCGTGCTCGGCCCAAAGAAGAAGTTGATCGCCCTCGATGCCGAGCGCAAATTGACGCCGAGCGACCTTGAATTACGCTGGGTCGTGAAAGGCCAACTCGATCCCTTTACGAAAGAAAAAGCCGCGAAATCCGAATGGCGAGGGGTCGACGACCATCGGTGTTGGGAAATGGGCTTGGGCTTCAAGAACCGTGAACGCGGCGATTGGGCCTATGCCCACACTTATGCGTCGGCGCTTGAACCCGAACCCAAAATCGGCGACATTATTTCCGTCCAGCCGGTCTTGTTCCGAGAATGGTACGACGAGGAAGGCAAGCCTAGGTATTCTTGGACATTTCCCACCGTGGTCGCGCTTGAACCCGCGAAGCGCCAGCCGGACGACATCGAAACCATGAAACGAGTCCTCAAATTCCAACGAGCTGCGCGCGAATCCGAATTGCGGGAAATCGTCGACGTGGCGAAGTACGATCCAACCCGCGCGAGCAACGAAGCGCTTGCCGATGACTGGCGAATCGTTTGCGCTTGGTACGCCACGGCGCTTGATCCACGCAAAACGATCGCGCTCTCGGAAGCTGAAATCACAACTCTTGCTACGAAAATTGTGCGCGAAATCGTCCGCCGTGTGCGGGCGGGCAAGATGAAGCACACCTTCGCGCCTGCCGAAATGAGGCCCGCTTCGCGCAAGCTCTTCGAAATCGTGCGCAAGCGCGTTGTGATCCCGGATGAATTGATCGAGGCCTCGTTCGCCGAAGGCGTGCGGCAAATTATAGGCAGTCCAGGCGGCAAGCATCGAATCGCTCATAAAATTTGTCGCTTTATCCCGGATCATAAAACCTACGTTGAACCCTTCTGCGGCGGTGCCGCGGTCTTCTTCGCCAAGCGCAAAGCGCAGCATTCTATCCTAAACGATCTTGATCCTGAGATTATGGCGCTTTATAAATTCATCCAAAAAGCGACGCCCCGCGAATTCGAGGAATTCGCAAAGAAGGATTGGCGGGGTAGCGAAGCTCGTTTTATTGAGTTGTGCCACGCCAAGCCTAAAACTTTGCTCGAAAGAGCTTATCGAACTTGGTATTTATCACGATTTGGCTGGCTATCGTCATCATCGGCCCCCTCCCACTTTAGACACGCTAGCGAAGGCCAACTGGCGAGCGTCACACCCACGCGCCTACGAAGGCTCCAAGAATCCTTGGCTGGCGTGGATTTGCGATGCGAAGACGGGCTCCAAGTTTTGCGACATTGCAATTCTCCCGAAGTCTTTGCCTATCTCGATCCGCCTTACCCTCAAGATCAGCGCTTGCCTGGCTTTTTCAAGTTTGAGTGGTCGGAAAAACAACAAGAGGCGTTATTAGACCTCCTCTCTAGTTTTCGCGGCAAGTTCATCTTGTCCCAACGAAAATTAGAGCCTCGTTTGAAGGGTTTGCTTGCAAAGAAGAAGTGGCATAGCTGTCGAATTGAGACGTCAATGACGATGGGTACTCGTGATAAGCCGATCGCACATGAATATCGTTACGAATACTTGATCGCCAATTTTCCGCTCAACGAATCTGAAAAATGGCTGGCAGAGTCTCAAGATTTTGAAGAAGCAAAAATGCCAACTCGAGAAGAACAGCGCAAAGCCTTGGAAAAACGCATCGGCGATTGGTACATGATCGAACAACCTAAAGGCAAGTCGTTTCCTTGGGTCGCCATGGCCCACGAGCGTGGTTTGTGGGAACCTGAAGAACGCGAAGAAATCCTGTCAGCAATCCGAGAAGCGAAAGGCGATAAGAAGATTCTTAGCGCCCTCTGGCGCGAGAAGAAAATGCGAATAGTCAGAACGAGCGTGCGAGAACTTTGCGAGGCCGCGCAAAAAGTCGCCGACGCAAAGGGCGATGTCACGGCCGAGATCAATAAGCATCTTATTGCCAAGATGCCGACCGTCGAAGCTTTCCAAGCTGCGCTGCGAAACGATCTAGTCGTGAATCGCGCGAGCGTTCACGTGGATCAACGCAATCTTCATCCCAGCGGCGAATATCTGGTAGGTTGGACTCTCGATACGCCAGGCGCTATGATCCAGCATCTTAAAAGCGGGAAAACAACCTACATCTTGCGGAACAAATTTACCGAGTTCAGAGAGAAAGAAAATATCCTTTCGCAGAAGAAATCGCCGCAACCGCTCGCGTGGCTTACCTTGGTAACGCCTGAGAACCCTGTCTATTGGGCAGCGCCAGGCCGCGTAGGCGCGACGCCCGAAACTGCCGGCATGTTCAAGTTTCTTTGCGAGGGTCAGGTGGTTTACGGCGTCCAGAAAACCGATTATCACGAATATTTCTTTTTCTTCGACGACCCCAAATTGCAGAAACGGATTGGCGGTCGCTGGGGCTGGACGCTTATCGGCGGCAGGCCCGAATACCTCAAGGCGCCTGAGGAGCAATTCTGGCTCGCTGATCGCCCAATCGAACAACGACCCTACATCATGACACACGATTTTGAAGAAGAACTTGCCAAGGCACGAAAAGAGCGGATTGACATGGTCTGGAACTTCGACACCATGAGCACACTCGCTGATCTGGGCTATTTCAAAGAGAAGGGCCTGGTCGACGAATACGAAGAGTGGAAGGCCAAAACAAAGCGGCCAAAGAAGGAAGCATTCTGGTTTCGAACGAAAAGGCGGGCAAAAGTTGCGACCTCAAGAGAGAAAACTTTGCAGCCGGTGTAAAAATTTACTTGCAATCGTGAAGGGCGACGGTATAATTGAAATGCGCTGGCACAACTTGCGTGTGCGAGCGTATTCTATGGAAATCGATTGCCGTCATTGCGGGCAATCGAATTTTCTAGAGAGCCCGTTGATTGAGGCCGAGGCAAAGCACTCGGCTTCTTCTTTTGTGCAGGCATGACGATTCTCCGCGAAAGTATCGAGGGCGCATTCCTCGAGGCACGCAAAGAAGGCAAAGAATGGGATGTCGTTTTACTCGCAGCAGGAAAGTCTCGTAATAATGTCATTTATCCCGCAGAAGTCTTGCGGAAAGCCAAACACCTTTTCGAGGGCGCCAAGGCTTTCGCCTATGAGTTTCGCGGTAAAGTCTTTGACCATCTACCGGCCGCAGCCAAAAAACATCCGGCTGGGTTCGTCAAGAATCTAGTCGGGTGGTTCAGAAACGTCCGATTCGGCGATTTCGTTGACGTAGAAGGGCGTAAGCGACAAGGCCTACTAGCGCGCTTCCATGTCAGCGAGGGCGCAGAATGGTTGCGAAAGACCTTGCGAGATGCTTGGCAACACGGGAAGAAGAACTTGCTTGGCTTCTCGATAGACGCGCAAGGTACTACATCCAAAATTTTCGAGGCTGGCGAGCCCGTAGTTCGTGCTGAATCGATCGACCATGTCGATTCAGTTGACGTCGTGACGTTCCCAGCCGCAGGCGGTCAATTGTTGCGGCTGGTCGCAAGTGGAGGATTCACCATGAACGAAATTTTGGAAGCAATACGAACTCACTATCCGCATTGGCTCGACGGCTTCGCTCACGAAAATCTGGAAGAAAGCGAAATCGCTAGCTTGGTAACGAACGTGCTCGAGGCAAATTGCCAGAAGGCTCGCGATCAAGTCGCCACGCTTGCAGAGTCTGGCGATATGGACGCGCTCGAAAAGGCTTTGCACGAATTGCGCCTACTTGAACAGGCGCTTGCGCACCTGCAAGAAGGCGCGCCGGAAAAGGTAAAAGCTCTCTTCGGCGCAAAGGGTGACGAAACTCAAGCTTCAGCAGAAACGGAAGAAACAAGCCGCAGTTCAGAAGCGGCACAGTTGAAGCGCGGCGCGGCCACTATTCAGACCGTTCTGAATCTTCTGACGCAAAAACGGGTCGATGATGCGATACAGCTCCTCAAGAACTGGCTTGCAGTTTACCCACGGCCTTACCGCGTAGCGCCGGAACGGGGATTCTATAGCCTTCCGTACGGGAAGCCGGGATATCCGCCAGTGTTGCGGCCTTACTACGGCTTCAAGGGCGCTGACCTCGATCCCGAGTTGCGGATCAAGATGATCGAATCGCGGCTCCTGCTGAAAGAAAAGCTGGCCGAATCCGATTTGCCGCAACGCGCAAAGGATCGCATCTCTGAGTTTTTCAAAGACGCGATTTTCGAGGAGTCGCACATTGCGGACAAGATCGCGGAAGAAAAGGCCTATCTCGCTGAACTCAGCGAATCCGGTCAAGTGACTGGCTGCGGCGCGACGCGCTTGGAAACCGGCGAAGATCGCATCGATAAGATTCGAAAGGCCCTTGATGGATTCTTCGCTGGCGAGGATGTTGGCGGCGTTCCGCGCTTCAAAACGATACGCGAAGCTTTCGCCGCATTCTCAGGACAACACGATCCTGACGCCCAAACTATATTGCGAGAATCCGCCAATTATCGTCCGCGAAGCGAACGGCTTTCCGAATCGCTCACGACTGTAGACTGGGCCGAGGTGCTCGGAGATTCGATCACACGCCGCATGATTGCTGAGTACAAACTGCCGGGCTTGGATGACTGGCGCAAGATCGTATCCGATATTGTGCCGGTTAAAGATTTCAGGGTACAGCGGCGAATGAGGATCGGTGGCTACGGCATCTTGCCGACTGTCGCCGAGCAATCCGACTACATGAACCTTGCATCGCCGCCTGATGAAGAGGCGACCTATGCAATTAGCAAGCGCGGCGGCATCGAAGATTGGACGCTCGAGATGATCGCCAACGATGACGTTGGCGCGCTTAGGCGCTTGCCGCAAAAACTTGGTCGCGCAGCAGCGATGACGATCTATCAGGACGTCTTTTCGCTCCTGTCGGAAAATATGATCATTTACGATGGCACTAACCTTTTCACCGCTGCGCACAACAACGTGACGACTGCGGCACTTTCGAGCGCCGAGTTGGATGCTGCGCGCAAAAGGATGATGCAGCAAACAGCCTACGGCACGCCAGGACCCGGCAGTGAACTCGGCATGTCAAATATCGGTCGTTGGCTTATAGTGCCTCCAGACCTCGAAAGCCTCGCATTTCGCCTCACTACGAGCAAAACCCTCATAGGTGCTACTGGCCAGGCTGCAACGGAGCCGAACATTCACAGCACTTATGGGCTTGGCTACATCGTCGTGCCGTTCTGGGCGGATACCAACAATTGGTATTTGGCAGCAAACGGCGCTAATGTGCCTTTGATTGAGGTCGGCTTTTGGCAAGGCCGGGAAGAGCCCGAGTTGTTTGTGCAAGAGGCGCAAAATCTCGGGAACGTCTGGGCAGCCGATCGAATCAGCTATAAGATTCGATTCATCTATGGCTTGGCCGTCCTCGATTATCGCGGATTCTACGCGGGGATAGTGCTGTAATGCCGCCGACTTTTGATGATTTTAGAGCCCGCGTCGATGCCATAATCCAAGACGACGCGGGCTTCCTCACCCTAGCAGAAAAAGACGCGTTTATTACGGAGAGCGCCGCGATCTTTTCAAAAGATCGGCCGCGCGAGAGGATCGCGAGCTATTGGGGGAGCGAACCGCCTATCTGGGAATTCCCGCTGCCTCCTGATTTCGAGGATGGCTTCTCGAGCATCATTCGACTTGAGTTTCCTGCCGGCGAACGCATCCCGCGATTTCTCGATCCCGAGACTTATGTACTCTATCGAATGCCTGACGATGCGCTTGTGTTGCGGCTTTTGCAACATCACGTCGGCGCTGATGAAGAATTGCGGATAACTTATACCGCTCGGCATGTGCTGACTGCCACCGAGGTCACGATCGCAGATGCTGACTTCGATGCCGTCGCAAACCTAGCTGCCTCGCTTTGTTGTCGCGCTCTAGCCGCGCGCTTCGCGCAGCATTCGGATTCTACGATTGCGGCCGATGCAGTCGATTATGGCGCTAAGGTCGACCAATATACGTCGCTGGCCAACTCGCTTTACGAACTCTACCGCACGCATGTCAAGCCGCTCGAGGAGTTGGCGCGGCCAGCTTCGGCCTTCGTTGACCTTGACGTGACGCTAGCAACAGGCCAACGGCGACTCTATCACGAACCTCGATGACACATGTTTGGCTTTGATCTCAAAACGTGGGCAAAAGGCGCAAGCTTTCGGCCGGATTTTCCGCATCGATTCCGTTCAATGGTCGAAGACGTCCTCGCTGTTCAGGGGCAACTTGTTTTGTCGAAAATCACGGAGTTGCTTCGGCGCGGTCGGAAAGGTTACCCGCACATTAATCTCGGTCTGCTGCTGAAATCAATAACGGTCGAGCCTATCAAAAGGGTAGGCGCTGTAAGCGAATTACGCGTAATGACACCGCGCGAAGAAGCTTGGGTAATCGAGTATGGCATGAAGCCGAAGTTTCCCCCGATCGCTCCGATCCGTGAATGGGCCCGACGAAAGCTGGGCCTCACGGGTCGACAGCTCGAGAGAATCGCATTCGCAGTTGCTTTTCGGATTTCACAGCGCGGGCTGCCGCCTGCGCGTATTTTTGAGCGTGCGTTGAAGAAGCTCAGTCGACCGATCTTTCGCGCGCTTGAACGCGCCATCTCAATCTTTTTACGGTACGCCTGATGTCGTTGGCAACTATTCGCACCAAGATCAAGGAAATCCTACAAACAGTCAGCGGAATCGGGCAAGTGCACGACTACGGCCGTTGGACGGCTGATTGGAGCAAATTTCTCAGCGCTTTCAAAAGCGTTGACAAAATAAACGGTTGGCTCATCACACGACGCTCTTCGACTGAAGAGCCTTTCGGTGAGAATGTGCCGCCCGTTCATCACAGAACGCATGAGTTTGTAATCGAAGGCTATTATTCCTTGCGAGATAACGTTGCAAGTGAACGCGATTTCCAAGATTTGGTAGAAGCGATTTGCGAGGCTTTCCGAGGTGACCTCACGCTTGGCGGAACGGCCCTTATGTCGGAACCTCCGCAAGTTGAGAGCATTGATTCGAGTACCTTGGGCGGCGTGCTCGTCCATCAAGCTCGAATCGTCATCCGAGCAACTGAAAGATTGACAAGTTAGGAGAAACAAGCGATGGTGATTCTTCTGCGCAAAGCGCAACTCGTTGCGGCCGTCGAAACGACGGAAGGCGTGCCTGAAATTGCGCAATTGACGGCAGCCAATGCGATCCTTGTAATCACGCCGTCTTTTAGCGCGACGCAGGAGCAACACGAGCGGGAAAATATTTCTGCCACCATGTCGCCGTTAAAAACCATTTCCGGCAAGCGCAGTGCCGAAATTTCGTTTAGCGTTGAATTAAAAGGCTCGGGCACGCCGGGGGAACCGCCAAAATGGCGCCACCTTTTGCGCGCTTGCGGGTTCGCAGAATTGCCCAGCGCCACTGACGTGCTCTACCGTCCCACTAGCGAAGCCATACCCTCGCTGACCATAGCGCTTTTTGAAGACGGCCTTCGCAAGACGATTTGGGGCGCACGAGGCACAGTGGATTTTGCTTTTACCAATGGCACTTTTGCGCGCATGAATTTCACCTTTACGGGCGCTGATTTCGAGGTTGTCGATGCTCCGCTTCTCGAGGGCGTTGCTTACATGGGAACCATTCCGCCTATCTTCATGAACTCGACTTTTACGGTTCATGGTTTTAACGCTGTGATTCAGCAAGTCACTTTCGACATGGCGAATACTGTTGCATTGCGAGAATCAGTCGCAGCTGCTGGTGGCCATGTAAGCGCATTCATTACGAGTCGTCGACCTGTTGGTACCATCAACCCTGAAATGGTATCGGTGGCGACTCACCCGTTCTACGATGAATGGCGCGATGGTGTCGAAGGCACTCTAACTTTTTCGATGGGAGGCGAGGTCGGCAATCGCATTGAAGTCACCGCACCTTTGGTGCGCTATAGCGGTATCAGCGAAGAGGATCGCGATGGGGTGCGAACCCTTAGTCTAGATTTCGAATTGAATACCTCGCCAGGCGATGGCGATGACGAGCTTGCGATTAGAATTTATTAGCCTCTTTTTAAGGCGAAGCCATGGATATTGCCAAGCTTAAGAAGCTCACCGAGCGCGGCTACGCATGGTTGCAATTCACTGATGGCGTGCGAGTAAAACTCCGCTATGTTAGCCCACAACAATTCGCGCATTGGCGCAAAATAGCGAGCAGGCGGCGACTCCGAGGTGGCCGAATTTTTGAGGAGTTGGACGAAAGCAAACTCGATGAAATTTTGAGTGACGAGGTCATCTTGGATTGGGAAGGCATAACCGAAAACGGGCAACCATTTCCATGCACGCCGGAAAATAAACGCTTACTCATGCAGCACTGGACGGAATTCGCGCTTTGGGTGAATGAGCAGTGTATGCGGCTCGAAGCCTTTGTGCAGGCTGAGCAAGAAGAAGAGCAAAAAAAAATCTCCGAGCCTTTGCGCGATACTTCTTAAACCCTTTCAACCAAAAATGTGAGCAATGCGATTACGAAGAGCGCGAATTCGGTGTCCAACAACAGGACTGCAAGGCCTGCCCTGCTCTGAAATTCGAGCTCGAAGGTCTGAACCTGGAGGCTTGGGAGCTCTACCAATTTCTGCACGACCAAGTTATTCTAACGAACCCCGGCGCTGAAGAGCCGAATTACGCTCTGAATTTACAAGCGGTTGAGGCCGTATTTCGACTCTTCGAGGTGCCGAAGGATAAACAACCTGCGTTGCTAGAACGCCTCCTCATCATCAATCGCGCGATGAACGAAGAGGTGCAAGCCCATGCCAGAGCTAGGCATCGTAGTCAGGGTCGACGACCGCGGCTCGGCGGAAATCAGGCGTATCGTCGATTTAGGCCGGCGCGGATTCGATGAAGTGGGCCGGGTTGCTCGCGATTCGGCTCGCTTGGCTGGCCGCGCTTGGAGCGGCTTGCGCGAAACTATGAGCCGCGCGATCGGTGGCTTGCGAACCGCGATGGCAGGATTTTCTCGTGCGGTTCATGGCCTGGTAGGTCGCTTTTTCACCCTCAAGACGGCGATCGTGGGTGTCTTAGGTGCAGCTGCTGTACGAATGTTCATGGGCGCCGCGAAAACCCAAATGGCTGCGCTCGAACGCCTTGGTGCTGTGGCGCGCGCTAGCGGCGAAGATTGGGGCTATTGGCGGGAGCGCGTCGTGGCTGTAACTGGCGAGCTTGAAAAAGCAACGGGCATTGCGGATGAGGAAATGCAGCCCGCGTTGGCCCGAATGATGGCGACTGGCCTTAGCCTCGCGGATGCCCTGAGTTCATTAGAATTGGTTTTAGACATCGCCGCCGCGACAGGAAGAGACCTCGGGAGCGTGGCAGAGTACGTCGCTGCGGCCATGCGCGGCGAAACGGAAATGATCGCTAGGTTATTCCGCGGCATGCGAGACGCAATAGTGGCGACAAAAAGCTGGTCAGAGCTTCAAGCAATGTTGGCGGAGCGAGTAGGCGGCACAGCACGAGAAATCGGCGAGACGCAGTATGGCGCAATCCTACGGGCCGAGGCAGCATGGGGCACCGTGAAGGAAGAAATCGGCCTAGCGATGTACGACGTTCTGATCCCTGCACTGCAAAAAGCGACGCCCATCTTGGTGCATCTCGCCGAACTGTTTGCTGATTTTGGAATCTTGGGGACTAAAAGCTTGGCTGCTACTGGCGACGCGGCAACGAGCCTCCAAGCGCGCTTGGATTTTCTGACCAAAGTTGTCTTTGTAGTCCAACGCGCATTCATCTTGCTCGGGGGCGTCGCGAAAACTGTGTTTTTCGCCTTGGGCACAGCCGTTCATGGCGTGATTACGGGTGTGATGCTGCTCAAAGAAGCATTCGAGGCACTTTGGGGCATCATCAAAACGATAGGCTTAGCATTACTTGACAAGTTGCTTGCCCCGATTCAAGCAGTGATAACCGGCGCTGATGCACTAGCTGAGATAGTCGGCTTGGATTTGCCCGCAGGCCTGCGCAATTTAGAAGAAACAATTGCAGATGTCCGGGCTGCCCTCCAAGAATCGACTGTCGAAACTTGGAACGCGAC